ATAATCTTCAATTTTCTTATCATCACGCGCTGCAATCCAGCGTATGGCGGTTTCAAGGTATTCCTGCCGTATCGGTGAGCCTTTCATATAATCGCTTGCTATGGCATAAGCGGGACAGCCGTTTTTGCTGAAATACTTCTTTGCTTCGGTTAGCCATTCGCCCGTATAAATGGCGTTTCGGCGTTCCTGCGCTGATAGCTGTTCGCCTACCATATTGACAATCTCAAACCAATCTAATTTTTCTTTGTCCGTTCCCTCACAAATATAAATCATAAGGGGATAGTCTAAAATCTGCTCTTGCTCCGACTTGGTGAGGTTATCAAAACCCATATGGTCTATGGAATAATCACCCGCCACATATTGGCAAATACTGATTGTGCGTTGCTGCCCGTCAAGTACTTCATAATTGCCGTCGTCCGAAAGTACCCAATACATAACATTGAGCGGAAAATCCTTTCTAACCGTTCGGATTACCTCATCACGCTGTTTATCTCTATAAATAAACTCGCGTTGAAAAGCGGGGCGAATATTCAAGCGTCCGTTATAACCCGTAACGCCATTTTCCGCGCTGTCTATGTAGCCCGTGACGACTTCGCGGACGGGGATTTCGTGTAACTTGATTTTCATACTTGTCCCTGCTTTCTACATATTAGTATCCTTGTATATAACTGCTTGCCTTTCAAAATCGCTTTCGCATAGTCATATTCATTGCCGCTGCCGCTGTTTAACACACCGACAATAGAAAACTGCTCCGGGTTATGCCTTGTCATAAATGTAATTGGCACGCCCATAGTGCCGTAATAATCGCAAGGTATATCGGCGGTATAACTAACCTCTATTGCATCGTAATTATCGTATTTGGGGTATGCGCTGGGTGAATACTCCCTAAACAAGGTCATGTCCTCGTGGCGTTTCTCAATATCAAGATTAGTGTACCAACAAATATTGCCCATACGTCGCCATTTTTGCCCGGTTTCGTCAATCTTAAAATCTGTTTTCTTTTCCTCGTATGAGTCTGGTACCATAAACCAATAATGCCCGGCATTATTACCGAGCCATACTTTGTCGGTCATAAATAAAGGTAGTATTTCCTTGTACTTTACTGCGTTCAAATTTCCGATGATTAAAAACTCCTTGCCGTATTCCATAAGTTGCGCCATATAATCTCGGAATAATGAAAAAGGCGGATTTGTGACGACTATATCAGATTGTTTCAAGAGTTCCACACATTCGGCGGAACGAAAATCACCGTCACCCTCTAATAGAGTGAGGGCGTTTTTACGGTTTCGCAAAAGATATTCAACGTCGGCAAGGTCTGTGCGTCCGTCTTGGTTTTCGTCTGTTACCTCTGTAATTTCAACTTTGTACGGTTTCTTTTCGATTTCTTCTTTGCCGATAACTGTTTCAGTACCGAATAAATCTAGCTGTGTATAAACAATCGGCGACGTTGCGTAACAGGTCGCAATCAGCTTTTTCAAGCCTAATGAATTGAAGTTGATAGCAAAGTATTTGAAAAAGTTGCTTTCAAAAGGGTCGTCGCAATTACAAAAAACGGTTTTCCCCTTGAAATGCCCTTTATAATGCTTTAGTTCGCTCTCAATAAGTGATAATTGAGTATAAAACTCATCTTGCTTATTTTTTGCGGAAGCGTTCAAGTTGCTGTTTCCTGCTTTAGTTGCCACAATTATTTACCCCCGTTTCCTGTGTCGCTTGTCATCTCTACAATGTCGGATATATCGCAATTCAAGGCAGCGCATATTTTAGCCAGTGTTTCCATTGAAACAGGGTTATTCCTGCCTAATTTGGCAATTACGTTTGTGCTAACCCCTGCAAGCTGTTTTAGCTCCGTCCGCTTGATACCTTTATCTATTAAAAGTTTCCATAGCCTATTGTAACTTATCGTCACTTCGCTAACCTCCTGCCACACGACATAATTAACCTATATTATACTATCATGGTGAAAGCCAAAAGTCAAGCAAAAATTGATTATACATGATTTTTTGACTGCATATAATCAAGGTCGCCGCTTCGCATACAGCGTTAAATCCTGCTTGTACCCCTCGAACACGTCAACGCGGGTAATATCATAATCAACGCCCTTGTAGCGGACAATATGCCGCGTGGTTATATCTGCCCGATAGCCTATGATAAATAAAACTTCCTCGGTCGCTTGAACGGACATAGCCGCGTAAACCTCTTTCCCGGATAATTGCCGGAAGTATGCCCACATGGGCGGGGATATGGGGGTTAATGTTTCAATCGAATAACCCTCCGGGTCTTGCGTGTGCGTAACGGCTAAAATCTCTATTTTTTTATCTTTCAGCTTCATAACAATACCCCTTTCGTTGCCCTCAATTCAATTTAGGGCTAAATTGCGTTTATGAATTCGTTGTAATGTTCATACAGCCCGACGTAACAATCCAGTAACGCCGCCGCTCCGTCAATTCGTTGCCGGGGCGATTGGTTTTTAATGGGAACAATGTTCCCGTTGCGGTCGGTCTGTATGCCTGTATTCGTCAAGCACCATTTCAAGATAGGGTTATTCTGGTAAACAACTTTACGCGCCTGCAAGTCCGCGCCTAACATTTGCATAGGCAGGGACAGGGTTTTCGCGCCCTGTATGCACCTAACCATATTAAAGCCTTGGAGCGCCATTTCCTCCACAAAGTACCGCGCCGAATAGCTGTCATAATGAACCCACGCCGGGAACAATTCATATTCCTTGACGGTTTCGGCAAACCACGTTGTAACGTCGGAATAGTTGATTGAATTGCCCGCGCATAGGCGCAAAAGCCCGCGTTCGTGCCACTTGTCATAGGGTATCTTGTCTTGCTGTACGCGCTCTTGCAGCTTGTCGCTTGGTAGCCAGTACATTTGAGCGACAAATTTTTTGTCGTCCCCGCGCTTCATAAACAGGAGCGACGCGCAAGTTAAATCCGTCGTTATGGACAGGTCAACGCCGCCGATACAGTACGCGCCCCGGAAGTCGTCAAGGCTGAATGTTTCCTCGTTGTTTATATCGTCAAAGGATAACCACGCCGTTTTTACCGTTTCACGGACGTTAAATTCCTTGCAGAGAACGCCGGAAAGTTCGCTGCGGTTCTGCTTGGCACGTTCGACTTTGGCGGTCAGGTCGTCCCGCTTCTTGATACTGTCTAACGCCGGGTTCGCCTTTACCCATGCCGCCGGGTCTGTCCATTCGGCGCGGTCGTCAAGTTCGTACAGCACGGGCAGAAAATGTTCGTCCACGACAGCGCCGTCGGCAACCTGCGCCGCATAGCTGTACATATCGTCAAATATACATTCCCGGACGGTTCCGGCGGTCGTTATCATAATAAGCAGCGGTTGACGGCGGGCGGCTTGCGATTGGCGCATTACTTCATAAAGGTTTCTGTCCCTTACTCCGTGCAGTTCGTCCATGATAACAAAACTTGCGTTCAAGCCGTCCAGACTGTCAGAATTGCGGGAAAGCGGCTGAAATTTCGACATTGTGGGCGTATAGTACAGGTCGGTTTTGCGCTTGCGGAAATACTTTAACAGGTCGGGCGACTGCTTTATCATATTGTGTGCTTCGTCGAACAGTAACCGCGCCTGCGCGTACTTTGTCGCCGTGCTGTAAACCTCCGCGCCGCCCTCGCCGTCGGACGTGAGCATATACAGGGCAAGCCCCGCAAGCAACGTGGATTTGCCGTTTTTGCGTCCCACAAGGAAGAAACTTTCCCGGTATTGGCGCAAGCCCTACGGCGGCAACGAGGCGGGCATAAGACTGGTTATCACCGAAGATCAGTCCATGTCGGACGGCTCCCTGCCCCCGTTCCCCTTCACGAAGGAGGGACAGCGCGAGTTTATGCGCACTCTGTTTGAGACGGTTGAGCGCGTACCCAACGGACACGGCGCGGGGGTGTGCTACTGGGAACCCGCGTGGCTGCCGCTCAAGGGTTCGACCTGGGCGACAAATGCGGCGCTTGACTATGTGCATGAGGAAGGCAAGCCCTTGGGCAACGAGTGGGCCAATCAATGCATTTTTGACTACGAGGGCAACGCGAACCCCGCCCTTAGGGAGTACCTGAAGTTTATCGGGAGGTAGAAGGATGAAGAAGTTTCGTATCATAGCTCTGCTGCTTGCCTTGACCATGCTGTTGGGCTGCGGCTCCGCGATTGACGGCGAGCAGGACGCGCAGGGCGTGAATGCCGAGATGACGGCGATATTCATTGACGACATAACCATGATTATCGGCGAGACCATAGTGCTAAAGCCCGAATTCACGGGCGAGCGTGACGCGGTAGCTTATAGCGTTGCGGACGAGTCCGTGTGCGTGGTTCGAAACGGCATGTTAAGAGCTGCGGCCGAGGGCGCGACAGAGGTCACGGTCAGCTGTGAGAACTCCGAAGCCGCCTGCACCTTCAGCGTGACGGTCACTAAGGAAGCGGGCGTCGAGGCCATAGACGAATTCAACATCGCGGGCGGCTTCGACAACGAAGACCCCTTGGGCAAGTGGGAGATTTCGGGAGCCACGGCGGAGCTTCACATAGTCGAGTCCGACGCCGAGGGCGGCAACTCCACCAACGCGTTCAAGCTTTGGTGCTCTGACGACGGCCCCATAGACGTTACGCTTTCAAGAGCCTTGGTGGATATGCCCGCCGGTACTTACACCTTCACCATGAAGGCGAGGGCGGGTATGCTGGACGAGCTTGCGGTCAGCATCAACGGTGAGCAGTTCCTTTGGTCGGCGGGGCAGATAATGCTCAACAAGAACACGAGCTACTTCGTGTATGAGCTTGCCGAGGACGGCGATATCGCTTTTTCCGTAACTGTGACCGCCGCCGAGGGCAACTCGGGCTGGGGCTATTTGGACGACATAGCCGTCGAAAAGGGAGATACAGCGCCGCTCATATCCGTGTTCCCCGCCAACCTCAATTACAGCTTCGAGAACGGGCTTGAGGACTGGGTGCTTGAGCAAAACGACGGCTTTCTGGGAGCTGTGAACGCTTACAGCACGACCACCGCCGCTACGGGCGTTTACGCCATCAATTACTGGGGCGAGAAGGGCGCAAGCGACGCCTTCACCCTAAAGCAGACCGTAACGGGGCTTACGGAGGGTACGTACAGACTGTCCATCATGATGATGATAGGCTGTGATCTGGCCCTAACAGAGCTAAGCGAGGCCTATATCTACATCCGCGACTACGACGGCGAGGGCAGCGAGCTTCAGCTTCCGCTTGGAGCTGTCACAGGCTGGAATGAGGGCAACATGACGCTGTACGCCTTGGAGGGCATAGAGATTACACAAAGCACCGCAGAGATAGGTCTGTACATGAGTATGGGTGAGAACACCGTTTGGATACACTTTGACGACTTCCTCCTGGAGAAGGTTTAGCGGAGCCTATGCGTATGAAACGCTTCATCTGTGTAATACTTGCTGTTCTGCTGCTTGCGGCGTGTGCGCCCAAGGCGGGTGAGAGCGCGGAGCCTGAAGCTTCCACGACCGCCAACAAGAAGCTGCTCATAGTCAGCGACATTGCGGTCGCGGTCGATGAGAAGGTCGCGATTGACGTAATTACCGAGGTCACCGAGCCGATAAGTTACAGCTTTGAGGGCGAGGCTATCGCCATATACAACGGCTGCGTGCGCGGCGTGGTCGCGGGCAGCGAGGTCGAGGTTACGGCCGTGAGCGGCGACTATGAGGGCAGCTTCACGGTGTGGGTGGACGAGGACAGCTATACCCCCTACGGCGCGGAAGCGGACGGCGAGGGCTGGTATGAGGACATAGAGGTCGAGCCGATAGCGGGTCTGTCGGAGGATTTCGCCATGGGCGTGGACGTCTCGACCCTTGCGGTGGTGCTTGAAAACGGCGGAAGGTTCTACAATTCTGACGGAGTGCGCACGGGCGTGTTCAAGCTTTTAAGGGACAACGGCGTGAACTGGGTGCGTCTGCGCCTCTGGAACGAGCCGTATCAGTACGACACGGACGGCAATAAGCTGTATTACGGCGGCGGCGACTGCGATTTTGACACGATATGCGAGCTTGCCGCGGACGCGAAGGCGGCCGGAATGAAGCTGCTGCTGAACTTCCATTATTCGGATTTCTGGGCTGACCCCACCTATCAGGTCATACCGAAGATGTGGAAGGACATAACAAGCGCGGACGACATGGCGGTGGCTCTGTACGATTACAGCTATGAGGTGATAAGGGCCTTGGACGCCGTCGGCGCAAAGCCCGACATGGTGCAGATAGGCAACGAGATTACGGGCGGAATGCTGAGAGAGCAGGGCGGCGAGGATGGCGGGAGCTTCGGCAACAGCGGTTACTCAAACTATATCTCTGAGCGCAAGGCGGCCGATCCCAACGTCGCGGCTTCATACTCGGGCAGGGGTACGGACATAGACGCGAATCTCGTCCTGTATGTATCCATGGGCGCGGAGGCGGTCAAGGCGTATGACCCTGAGATACTCGTCATGATACAGCTTGCCAAGGGCTGCTCGGATGTTGAGTTCATGAAGACCTTCTATCACACCTTCGATACAGTGGATTACGATGTGATAGGGCTTTCGTACTACCCGCGCTGGCACGGCAGCATAGCGCAGCTGGAAAACGCCTTGGGCGAGCTTTCCGCTGAGTTCCCCGAAAAGGGCGTGAGCGTCGTGGAGTTCAGCTATGACGACTCGTTCCTTATCCTGCTTTTCTCAGTCATAAGCGTCACCGCGCTGATTGCAATCGCGGTGGTGCTGATGAACATAATAATCGAATCCTACAAATTGGAAATCGACATGGCGCAGGGCAAGCACATCAACAGCTTCAGAGAGGACGTTAAGG